TCAACTAGGTGGTAATTTAGATGTAAATGGAAACGATATAGTATCTACGTCAGATGCTGATATTGACATTATCCCTAATGGAACAGGAGATGTTAATCTTGGAGCAGACACGGTTCAATTAGGAGACAACAATGCTGACGCAACTCTTACAACTCAAGGAACTGGAGATTTAATATTAAACACAAATAATGGCACAAATGCAGGCACAGTAACACTTGCAGATGGTGCAAATGGAGATATGACTTTAGCTCCAAATGGCACTGGTAGAGTAAAAATAACTAATGCTTCACCAGGAACAAGTTCAACACAAATAGCAACTACTGATGGAAAAGGTATTGTCTTCTCCATGGTTTTCGGGTATTAATATAGAAGGAGAATAAAAAATGGCAACACCAAATCTAGTAAATATAGCAACGATAACACCTAAAAATGCTATGGGTAGTTTATCTGATACAAACAGAACTACTATGATTGACGTACCTGCAGAAACTGCAGTAAGAATTGATACAATATTATTAGCCAACATTGATGGAACTAATGCTGTTGACGCAACGGTAGAAATTAGTAACGACAATGGTTCAACTTTTTTTAAAATTGCAAGCACAATATCTGTGCCTGCAGATTCAACATTAGATTTAATTAGCAGACCTATCTATTTAGATGAAACAGATTTAATATCGGTTACAGCTGGTGCTGCAAACGATTTAGCTTTTCATGTTTCATATGTAGAGATGGTAGATTAATTTTAAGGAGGAAAGATAATTTATGCCTAGAATAATTAAACCAGCAGTAGGAAGTTTCACAGCATCAAACATAACTATTGACTCTTCAGGAAGAGTTGTGGCAGCGTCCTCTGGTGCAGGAGCAGCTAACATGTTAAGAACTTTTGTTCAAGCTAGCGATGGTTCTGCAACTTTTACTGCTCAACCAGGAACAAGTAAACTTCACCTGTATTTAAGAGGTGCCGGCGGAGGTGGTGGATATGGTGGTCCTGGAGGTTCAGCCGGAGGTAATGGCGGTCATGGCGGTTTTGGATTTTTTAACGTGCCTGTATCACAACCTTTTTCTGTTCCTTATACGCTAGGCGCTGGTGGAACTGGTTCGAATCGTAACACAGGACAAAATTCTAATGCTGGAGCAGCTTCAAGTTTTAATACAAATTTAGTAGCAAATGGAGGAAATGGTGGAAATAGACATCCAAGTACCTCTCCTGGAAACAATGGCACGCTTTCAAATGAAAGTTATGCTTATATTGATGGCAATACTTATACAGAGGCATCATCTGTACTATTTACACCTGAAGGAATTACTTATGGTAGTAATATTAATACAACCAACAACCCTCAATTTGGTAGCCCTAGTAATAGTCTTAATAAAAGTGATATGAGAGTTAGTGCTGGTGGAATGGGTGGAGTTAGAGGTGGAGGAGATCAAGCCCCTGTTATTCAAAATGGAGGATCGGGACAAGATGGATCTTTAGTAATTTATGAGGACATAGGTTAATACCATGGCTTATTTAGTATTTAAAAAGGAAGAGGGTTTGGTTAGAGAAGTAACTACTTTTATTAAAGCAGCAAAAACAGAAGCTGATTTACAAACAGTCCATAATGGACACACCGCTTCAGTGGATATAATTGAAATAACAGATGCAGAATATGATGATTTTGTAAATGGTAACAAAAAATTAACAGTTACAAATGAAGTTCCTTCTTTGACAGATTTAATTTGGCCAGATCCTAATGATGAAAGTATGCTTTTAAACAAAGAATCTTTTGAAGCACTGATGGAGGATTACAAAGAAGGTTTAGTTAAGGCTATAAATAGAAAACCTAATCACTCTCAAATAGGAAAAGTAACAGCTGCTTTAGATTTTATAACTAATTTTGATTCATCAAATATTTCTTATCCAACAACAGACATCGTACAGAAATTAAAAATAGCGGATAAATACGTAAACCTAAATTGTATTTAATAGTTTACTTTCTTTAAAAATCATATATATTTTAATTATGAAAGATAATATTATAGAATTTCTGTACCCTGAAAAAACTAAAAAAATTCTTGAAGAAATTTTTCCAATAAAAGCCACTCAAAATATACCACAATGGTTTAAAGATTTAAATCACTCTTTTCCATTTAAAACTATAAAAGGATGTATGCCTTTTTTAGACACACTTACAGCTGGTTATATTTTAAAAATGCCACAAGATTTTTATGTCAAACACAATCATGTTCAACGCGATAAAAAAGATAGCTCTCGAAATTTTGCTTATGGAGTCTGTGCACAACATTTAGAGGATTTATATTTAAATTTAAACGATAACTCTCAACAATTACATGGTATAGATCAATTAGGTGGAAAAAAAGGAGGGTGTCCTTTTGTTGAAAAAAATAAAAATTTGCCCCTTTATAAAATATTAAACCCTTTTAGAATTAAAACACCTCCTGGTTATTCATGTTTATTTGTCCCTCCGTTAAATAATAAAGACGATAGGTTTGAAATTATATCAGGAATAGTTGACACGGACACTTTTCCTAATTACATTAATTTTCCAATTGTTTTAAATGGTGATAAATATCCTGTTTTAGAAACTATTATTGAAAGAGGAACACCTTACGTTCAGATAATACCTTTTAAAAGAGATTCTTGGAGAATGTTAATTAAAAAGGATAATTTAAAAAGACCTGAGACTGAACTAACAGTAATGGGGAGACTCATACATAATTATAAAAAATTATTTTGGAGTAAAAAATCATGGAAATAGATAAATTTATTAAAGTATACGATGATGTATTTGAATTTACTAAAGTTGCTAGTTTAGTAAAATATGCTGCTGATAAAATTAAATTTGAAGATGCATTAATAGTAAATGATAAAAATAATCACATTATAGAAAAAAATATAAGAAAAACTAAATCTTATGCTTTTAACACAAATAGTTTGACATCAGTGCATTGGGGTCAATATCTACGTTACATTATTCGTAGAGCTTTTATTAAGTATAATTCAAATCATAACACTGTTGCAAAACAAATTTCAACAATAGAAATTTTAAAATATGAAGAAGGTGGTTTTTATAATATTCACTCAGATCACCATCCTTCAATTCCTAGAACTTTAAGTGTAATTATATTTTTAAATAATGATTATGAAGGTGGTGAATTAAATTTTCATAATCCTTTAAATAATGAAATATATCAAACAATAAAACCACATCCTGGTAGATGTATAATATGGCCCTCTAATTTTATATATCCACATTCTGTATCACCAGTTACGAAGGGGACGCGTTATGCGATTGTATCATGGCTAATTTAAATTGGAAATATAAATTAGTACCCAAACTTTTAAATGCAGCTGAAATAAAACTTGCTCGTGAATATTGTATAGAAAAGCACATAACTAATGATAGTGAATTTGATGAATTTCAAAATAATTGTGCCGATACTGGTTTTTATAAAGATCCTTTAATGCAAGTATTTTCAAAAAATAAAAAGAAAATAATAGAAAAACATACTAATTTAAAACTTTATTCGACTCATACTTATTGGAGATGTTATACATATGGCTCTGATTTAAAAAAACATAAAGATAGAAAATCTTGTGAAATAAGTGTTACGATTGCTATCGGTTCAGACGGAAAATACGAATGGCCTATTTATATGGATGGAGCAAAAGTAAATTTAAAACCTGGTGATGGTGTTATATATCAGGGGTGTGAAGTCGAACATTGGCGAGAACCCTATGAAGGAGATTATCACATACAAACTTTTTTACATTATGTCGATGTTAATGGAGAATATTCTAATCACAAAGGAGATGCTATAAATGAAAATCTTGCAAAATAAACACGATGGGTCAGGTAGAATTATATTTACCGATGAAGAAATTAAAATATTAAACGATAAAGGATATTTTGAAATAGATGCACTTACTTTAAAAAAAATAAGTAATCATTTAGTAAAATTAGCTGCTGAAATTCACGAATATTTACCAGAGGAAGCTCTTAAAATACAATCTTTTAATGACGAACATATACAAATTAAGAAAGAAAAATAATTTTTGAAACTAGTTTATTCAGTGCCAGGTAAAATTTGGTGTATATCTAATTTTTTAGACCATGATGTGTATAAAGGTATTCATGATGCTATTATTAAAAATAGAAAAAAAATAAAATTAGAAACTGTAAAAGGTTTGTGGAATGATAAATTAATTAAAAATATTTTGCCTCCTATGAAAACTTCAGTAAATAATTATGAACCTTTTGAAAATTTAAAAAATTTGGTTAAACACAATCCCTACTTTAAAATAAATAATTTAAAAGACATATCAACTACGATTCATTACATGGAAAAAGGAACAGGTATTAATTGGCATGATGATCATAGTTGGAGATATGGGGCTACATTTTATGTAAATCACAAATGGAATAGATCATGGGGAGGTGAATTTATGTTTATGGACAAAAATCGCCATGGCTGGATGCCGCCTGTAGGTAATTCTTTAATTATTGTCAAAGCTCCTATGTTACATAAAGTTAATTCAATTTTAAGTCCAATTATTCCCAGAATTTCTGTTCAAATCTTTATGAAGTAAAATTAGGTGATAGATTTTAGACTTTATTCTAATAAAAATCTATAATATAGTCTTGATATGCTACAAAAAATAGGATTTCAACCAGGTATTAACAAACAAATTTCAGAAACCACAGCAGAGGGTCAATGGGTGGACTGCGATAATGTTAGATTTAGATATGGTACACCTGAAAAAATAGGTGGTTGGAATCAATTAGGTGGCACAGGATCTAATGAATTAACAGGTGCAGGTCGAGGCATGCACCATTTTATAAATAGTTTATCGAGAAAATATTCAATCATAGGAACAAACAGAATACTATACGCTTTTTCTGGTGGGGTATTTTATGACATACATCCTATTAAAACAACAACCACACTTACAAATGCATTTACCACGACCAACGGATCACCAACCGTTACAATAACTTTTAGCACATCTCATGGTATAAACCCACAAGACATTATACTATTAGATAATTTTTCTACAATTACAAATTCTAATTTTGGTTCTTCTGACTTTGATGATAAAAAATTTATGGTTACAACGGTTCCAAATGCAACAACTATTACGATTACAATGCCATCAAATGAATCAGGATCTGGTGCAACAACTTCGGGTGGTATACGAGTACAACATTATTATCCTGTTGGACCAGCGGTGCAAGCAAAAGGTTTTGGTTATGGATTAGGATCTTGGGGTGGAGAAGATACATCTGCTTTAAC